TCCATTTATATAAAATGGTGTAAGTTTATATTTTGTTTTCATAATTATAATTTAATTTTTAACAAATACTTTTTGAACTTGATAAGTTCCTGGTATTAATTCTTTAATTCCTTCTTCAGCTTCTGGATAAGTATTATATTCTTTTTTTAAAAGAGTTAATTTTTCTTCTGCATTAAATATTGTTTTCATGTTATTTGGTTGAACAGAAGGTACAGTTAAGTTGTTAATAAAAACTTTAATTCCCAATAATGTTTTAGCTCTGGTTTTAGCTACAGTTCTATCTTTTTTTGTAAGAGTGTGCCATTCTGAAAATTCAATTCGTATGTTGTTTAATTCTTCGTCTAAATAGTTTTCTAATTCTTCTTTCATGTTTATATTTTTAAATTGTTTCTAAAAAAACGTCCTAAAATATTAGAATTTAAATATTTATCATCTGTAATACAATCATTACAAAATAAAAATTTACATTCCTGATAAGTTAATTCTGATGTTGAATAACAAATCATTAATATTTCTTTTTTAATTATAATACCTGACTTATGAGCACTTTTAAGTACTTCATTACTACTGTAGTAATTTATAAAATTAGGTTTTATCACTCTACTATACTTTTTAACTCTTTTATCAGTACTTAAAAGCAATTGCTTTTTAGTAAAATGTTTTTTTGTATTAGAATAAAAGTTCTTTTTACCTATATAAGCCACTGATTTACCATCTATAATAGCAGTCATTATATATATGAACCCTACACTATTTTCTGGAATACATAATTCAGTAAATTCTTTTCCTTTATAAATCCAACTCATATTACATTTTTTAATAATTGAAATAATTGTAATTTAACAGTATGTTCTGTATGTACTTTAATAGAATCAGATAAATCTTTTTCTAAAGGTAAAATGATGTAATCAATGTTATATTTAGACTTATACTGTTTAGCAGCTTTAACACCTGGAATATCATTATCAAATAAAACTATAATTTTAGAATATTTTAATAGTAATTGTTTCATTTGTACTTCATTTATCATGCTGTTTTCACTATCAGGAGCAATACTTTCAATGTTTTGGATGTTAAGGTTGTTAAAACAAATTAAGTCTTTAAGAGAAGATGTTATAATTAAATATTTAGTACTATAAGTAAGTTGTTCAAAACCTTGTAAATAATTCTTAATTTTTATAAACTTTTTAGCTGTATTATCAGGCATGTAAATTTTATATAAATCACCATTTTTTGTAAAATACCCATAAAGTTTATTTCTATTAAACTCATATTTAATTATATTACCATTCAAATCTTTTTTTTCCATATTAAAAAAAGAAAGTGGTTTTATTTCATAATGACCTAAGTTAAAAGAACTTATCTTGTATTGTTTCCAATAATTAAAATCTATTGTATTCCAGAATCTAATCTCATAATCAGTTACTTTAAATCTATCTTGTTTAACTATATTAAGTTTATTTTGTAAACTATTATTGTTTAAATCACTATTTTTTAAATAATTTTCATAATCAGTCATTATTTTAAATACAGCATCACCTCTACTATTTAAAGAAAATAATACTTTAACTAATTCAATATGATCTCCTCCTTCACCAGTTGAAAAATCTTTAAATCTGTATTGATTGCTTTTATCATCATAATAAACCCACATTGAAGGGGTTTTATCAGCACTATTAAATACTGATGATATTTTTACATTTTGACCTATTAAATTTTCATATAAATTAAGATAATGTTCAAAAACCCATTGTTTAGAAACATCTCTTAAATCACTAATAATATTTACAGTACTAATCATAATGTCTTATTAAAAAAAAGGGTCTATATACTAGACCCTTTCATATTAAAATTATTAATCTAAACTAAAATCAGAATTTATTTTAGAAGGAATGTTTAAGTTATCATCCCCAAAACTTTTTAAATCTTTAACTTCTGTTTTTTTCAAATGAATAGATTCATTATATACAATTACTTTTGATTCTTCACCAAAAGCATATTTACCTTTTTCACTTTTAGGTAAATACATGTCATAATTTAAATACCCTGTTTTACCCATGTATTCTTTACCTGAAATACAAAAAGTAAGATATTTATTTTTAAAATCAGCTGTTTTATTAAAAGCTTCAACAAAACTTTCAATTGTATTATGTTTATTATCTTGGTCTTTCATCCAATCATTTAATCCTAAAGCATTAGTAAGGTTTTGTAAAAATAACAAAACACTTCTATCTCTTTGAATTTTAATTCCTGTTTTAGTTTCTCCATCTGCATAAGCATATTGACTAGCTTTTAACCTACCAATTTGACCTTTGTAGTTACCTAAACTAACATTATCTCTATCAATTAAAAAGCCTTCAAAGCCTTCAATTGGTTCTGTTTCTACATGTAAAATCAAATGTTTAGCATTTGGAATAAAAGTAAAATCTTCTAATTCCAATCTGTTAATTTTTAATTTTAAATTACCTGGTGTAATTGTTTTAGGAACTCCTGCTCCACCGCCCAAATCTGTTGTACTTAATCCCATTTTTTATTTATTTATTTATTTGAATATTTGATCCCAATTTGTTGTAAGAATACCATCTACAACTTCTGTAATTATAAAGTCTTTATCACCTAAATGAAGAGGTCTAGCACCACAATTTACTTCTTCACTTGTTTTGAACGATAGTATTGTTTTACCTTCTTTTCTCATCATATAACCAATAGCATCAGAAGAAGCACATAATAGATTTTTAATTTTTCCTGTAAGATCTATATTTGCTGCTAATACTAATTCACCTTTATCATTTACTTGAGCATCTTTAGTATGTCCACATAAAATAACTGTTTCAGCAAGAGTATCTATAAAATCTAATACTTGAAAAAAAGCAAGTCTTATGTACATATAACCAGCTCCTTGAGGAAGTGTTAATACAGAATCTCCTTCAAAATTTTTACCTAAAGGAGTATTTTTATAAAGTTTTAAAGCCAATGGTAATACCATATCTTCTAATACACTTACTGTATCTATACTAATAAATTTATAAGGATTACCTTGATTTCTGATTTCTTTTCCTAAATCTAGTAATTCTTGTAAATTATTAACTTTATATTTAATTGCTTCAATAAAATCAGAACCATTTTCTAAATCAACAATCAGATTGTTTTCAAGACCTGCTAATGCAGTGCTTTTACCTACTTTAGGTTTACCGTAAATCACTATTCTTTTAGGATTTAAACGAGTAACTTTAACTTTCTTAATGGGAAGTACTATACTCATAATTTACTTGTTATTTGTATGATTAAATCATTTAACCATTTTTTGTCACTAACTGGTGCTTTTAACATAATTGCAGCAAAATCTTTAATTTTCATATTACTAATTAAATCATTTTCTGAATCATCTTTTGTATCAAAAGTTGACAGAGGTGAATATTCTTTTTCAAAATCAGGAAAAATACCTGTTGTTTGTACTTTAGGAGCAAGATTTATTTCTAATAAATCAATACTTTTTTGTCTTTCGTATGTAGAATAAGTCATTTCTGAACCATTTTTAGATACAGCTATTATTTCTGATAATGGAATAAGATAAGAAATATAAGGTTCTCCTGTTGAAGAAACATTTTCTTTTGTATCATACTCATCTTTATAAAAAGGATTACATTTAACTTTGAATAATTGTCTGTTAGGACTATCTGGAATCATATCTATAATTTTTCCACCATCTACTAAATTATCATACAATTCAATATAAATATCTTCATGTTTTTTTAATTCAGAATCAAAGAATTGAACTTGTTTTCCTAAAGATCCTCTTTGAAAAAAAGCTGTTTTAATCATAAATAATGGATTTGTTAATCCTAATATTTTAAATACAGGTTTATGGTGTATAAAAAATTCTTCTTCTTTTTGTTTTTTAATGCTCATTGTGTGTATTTAATATGAGATTTTTTTTGTTGCTTGAGCAGGAGTGTCAATTTCAATAATACGCATTGTTGTCCTATCTAATTTAAAAAAACTAATTCTTGTTGTACCATTTCTAGATTTTAAAAAGTGAAATACTAAAATATCTTCATCATTTATTATAAATCTTTCTGGACCATACTGTCTAATTTTTCTTATAGAAGGTTTATTAATACCTATTAAAACATCGGTGTGTTGTAAAAGTGCATCACTTCCATATATATCGGAATCTAACACATAATTTCCATATTCACCATCTCGTTGTCTATCTGGATTATCTATATTTCTGTTAAGTTGACTTAATACTATAAAAGCAATTGGATATTTTTTTTTCATCATTGTTAAGGCTTCTCCTAAAGACCCTAACATTTCAAATTTATCTCTTTGACCTTTACCAACTCTAAATAATGCGGCATGATCTATTGCTACTAACATGTTAGTATATGTACCATCTTCTGATTTATGTTTTTCCATTTCATAATGAATAGTAGCACACATTTCATCAACAGTACAAGCATCATATATCACATTAATTTTGTCATTAAATTTAGTATTTTCATAAAACTCAACACATTTATCATAAATCTTTTTATCAACTAATTTTCCATCCTTACTCATTAATGTATTGTAATCAGTACTTGTATTCAGACTTAATTTTCTTACACCACTTGTTTCATCAACCATTTCCATTTGGAATTTTAAAACTCTAAAATCTTCATTAGGATTGTGAACTATTATATCACTAATCAACTGTTCCATAAATAAAGTTTTTCCTGTTCCTGGTCTAGCACCTACTACAGTGATTGTTCTCCATTCTAATCCATCACAAAAAGCATCATTAAATTTAGCCCAAGCACTTTTTAATGATTTTATATCACCTTGTCGTCGAGCTTTTATTTTTAAAATTGCTTTTTTAAGAGCATCTCTTTCACTTACGGGTAATAGTGGTTGAGCACCATTAAATAATATTGTCATTTTGTTAGATATGAGTGATTATTTTATCTTTTTGACTGTTATAAAATGTATGAAATATAATTACTACTATTTCTATTAATAACCATTGATAAATGGATATTTTAACAATAAATAAATCTACTATACTAAAACATATCAAAAAGTTTACTACTGCAAATACTATTAATACTAAGGTTTTTCTCATACTATCCTTTCTGTAAAATAATTAATATTTTCATTATCAGGGTTTGTTTTTATTAATTCACAATAAGTTGCTAAATCAGATTCATAACTTTTATCTATATTTTGCTTTCTTATAAAATATTGAGAATTTCTCATAAATTGATAATTTCTAATACTAAATTCATCTACATACTTTTCAGTAGCTTTTATTATTTCTTCCCATGAATAACTATAATTTTCAAAAAACCATTTAAAAGGAGCTTCTAAATTTTTAGAATTAACTCTTGCATATTTGCCAGATGATAATTTTTTATTAGGGAATATTTCTAAAAAGGTAATAATTTTTTCTTCAAATAATAAACCCATTACATCAGAAGATGTTTTTTGTTTATTTTTTTTAAAAAAACTATTTATTTCAGTTAGCAAAGGTATACTTTTTAAAGTAATTTTTAAATCCTCACTAAGCCAACCATTTTTTATTAATCTTATTTTTTCAATAGAAGCATTTACATATTCATTAGGTATTATATTTTCATTAATACAATGTAATACATAATAGGTATCTGGTTTTAAATCATTTTTTATAAGAGTTATAAATACATTATTCATTACCAATTTATTTTATAGTTTCTTAATTTTAATACTAAATCAGATACTTTATTAAATAAATTATCAGAATCCCATCTTCCTTTCTTTATAGATTTAAAAATCCCAGGGTGTTTAACAGTAAATTTATAATTTTTATTCTCATCAATCATTTCAATCCATTTTGAATCTTCATTCATATAAATATAAATTAATCCTGTTTCATGTTTATTCAAGTATTCAAATAAATAATCTATAAATAAATACCAAATATCTTCATGTTGACCATATTTATCTACCGTAGTAGTAAGACTTGTATTTAAAAGAAGTATTCCTTGATTAGCCCATCTTTTAAGATTTACATCTAAACTTCCAGGATGACCTTTATAAACAGTTCTATTAATTTCATTTAAAATATGTTGTAAATCAGGACTAATTTTTTGTGTTTGACTACAACTAAAAGCTAAACCATCAGCAGCTCCAAAATAAGGATAAACATGATTGTTAACTATAATTATTTGTAATTCATCATACGCACATTCTTCAAATGCTTTAAATACATTTTTTAAAGGTGGAGTAAATCTTTTATTTTTATTTGATTCATTAACAAGTTTATAGATAATATTGTCAAAATCATAACTAAATATAAAAGGTTTAAATACTTTACCCCATCCTTTTTTTTCAAACATGGTAAATATTTTTTGTTTAATATCAGCTAAATCTATTTTTTCTTGCATAATAATATTATTTTTGTAAAAAATCAATCACATGTCAATACAAGTAAAAGAATTAAAAGATGATGCTATCATAGCAATAAAAGTAAATAAGGCTTATTATTTAATGGTAAAAGACCTATCCTTATATCTGTTTAAGCATATTGAAGTAAAAGATAAAACTGAATACATTAAAGAAATAATGGCTAAAGAATATAAAAATTTAGATCCATTACAAAGAGCACTTTTTACAACAATTCTTTTATTAATGGAAATTGAAAAAGAAAGTAAAATCAACGATCTATATATAGATAAAACTATTTTAGAACCAGGAGATGCTGGTTATATAGCTCCTATTATAGACTAAGATTATAATTGTCTTTTCCTATTTGAATACATGTATTTATAGCCAACATTAATTCTTCTTTTGAACATTCAATAAAAGATTTACATTCTCTATGACCGTTATTGTCTTTATACAAACCAGATTCAAGCTTAATAGCTATTTTCATTTCTTCAAAAGTATATCCAGATTCATTAGCTAATTCTCTTATACAAGCATGTACTTTTGCAAGTTGAGCTTTACTATGAGTAATATTAATTAAATCTAAATACATATCTACAATTTGATCTTCTTTTAAACTAAGTTCAAATTTTTCATAAACCAACTTATCTTTTGTTTCTAAATAAGTAAGTTTTCCATTTTTTTTAATTAATTTTCCATTAAACATAAGTACATTTTGTAATACCGTTAATTAATTCTAAAAATTCAGTTAATTTTTCAACACTTTCTATTTTAATAGAAGGTATTTCAAAACATTTAATATACCAGTTATTATTTACTATTTCAGTACTATCAGAAGAAAATAAAGTTATACCATCACATACTTCTAAAATATAGTAATAATAATCTTTTTCATTACCTGATTCTAAAGCAGTAACTATTTGTTTTTCAAAATTAATAAAATTATTTTCTTCCATCATTACATACAAATTCATTAAGTAATTTGAGATTTAGTATCTCACTAAGATATATCTTTGATATTAAAGTGTAAGCATTAGGATTTGTTTCCATACTACCATGTTCTGTTATTCTTAATTTTCTAATATTAGTAATAGCTAGTACAGCTACATTAAAATCATATTCACTTTTTGATTTAACCATATTTAAGATATTGGTATGAACATCTTCATCAATATAACCCATTTTTTTTAATAATACTAATTCTAAACTTAATGCAAAAAGGTTATACCCTAAACCATAAACTCTATTTAATAAAATATTAGATAATTGCGTATTTAATTTTGATATAATAGTTAAATGTTCTAAAATAATTTCTTTACAAAAAGGTTTACATTTTTCAAGATGTTTCATAAATAAAAAGTTAAAAGTAACTCTTAAATAATATATCTAAGAGTTACTTGTTTAAACATAACTAAATAATCTTTCAAGCCAGTTATTAAGATTTGAAGAAGTACTGTTAATTAAATGAGTACATTCTCTAATATCTACAGAATGTACATATTTTGCATATCCTCCTGCATTACCTTTTCTTTCTCCTACTCTTAAATCTATATCAAACTCAGAAGTTTTATTTCCTAATTGTTTATTACCAGTATAAAGTACCCAATAATGACCACCACCTCGTTTAGTTTTATAATTAAAAGTTTCTCTTAATTCAAAGTAAATATCAGCAGGTATATTATTAAATCCATTTTTATTTTTCTCAGTATCAATATCCACATCAATTACAGTATAAATTCCTGGGCATACAAGTAAATTATACCCTTCTGGAATTTCTCCATTAAAAAAAGTATTATCTGGTAACATAGAAAATTTAATT